CCGCCTTACTTGCTTCGTCAAACCGCTTATCGAGAATATCTTTCAACGCTTCAAATGTAATTCCGTTCTCACTTTGGGCATATGGTATTAGGTCTATAAGTATGTTTTGCTTCGTGGTTTCAAGCAAGATATGTACTCCTGCGTTTATCTGATTGATTATGCTTGCTGTTTTCATTTCTTCCCCAAAATCCTTTCTTCTCGTTCTAACTTCTCGGCAACAGCTAACTTGATGAAGTTGTTTGCCGTGTAGCCCAACTTGCTGATCCTGTCTTTCGTGCCGGGATCAAACCGACAGTTGATCCTCTCCATCTTGTCCTCATATTTTCGAATCGCTTGCTTAATTGCATCTGTAGGCATAACATATCTCCTTTACTTGTGCCTTATTTAACTACAAACAAATGATAACATTATGTGCCATATAAAACAAGTCAAAAATTGTCTTTCATATCCCAATTAAAAGGAAACATATTAAGCCTGCAAACGCCATTGTAGAAGCAACAATCCTCGCAATTTTTATGCGACTTGCAATACTCGGCTACTTTTCCGGCGTACTCTTCTGCGTATGCTCCAAGCATCCAATCGGTGAACTCTTCCACGGCAGAATCTTCTGATCTTCGGTTTTTCTGTCGATATATCGTCTGCATTTGCTACAATCATCTATCTCGGTGTCGCAAAAATCTCCATCAAGGAAACAGAAATCCTCACTTGACCACTTTAACACTATCTATGATCTCCATTATGTCTTTGCTATCGACCTGATCTGTACCTCTGGCAAGTATCTTGATTCTGTTTAAAGCCGTGAAGTAAGCGTTTTCTCTAACAATGGCTCTGCCATATTCACACTCGCAGCTACAAACATCAGAATCAAATGGTCTTTTCAGGTAATTCATACAGTAATCTATACAGGGATTCATTTTATTTACACTCCGATCATACTAACAATCCATACTGATAGTTCAAATCCAAGAATAAAACCCAGCAGGAACAGTAATACATCCGTCTTGGATGGTTTAAGATTATGCTTATTTTGATTGTGTGTCAAAGAATCGTTCATTGATTTTGTGTCTTTTCCCATTCTTCAAATGCTTGTTCTAATGTTTTCCTATTGATACCATTCCCATCCCATTCACTCCAATTAAAAATCGGAACAAATATAGGTTCACTATATGTATGTCTCTGGCATTTATCCCATAATTCAGGATGTTTTATTTCATCATAACCACATCTTATACATTGGCGTGTTGCTCTTGTGATAAAAACTCGTCTGAAAAGAAGATGACCATATCCACCATTTGTGCTATGTGATTCATAAACATCGTGTAAATATGCGTTATCCAATGATTTTACATATTCAACAATATTATCTGGTAATTCGCAAATCATAAATTCATACTCCTGTCATATCGTTAAACTGAGCATCTTCCCTCTCCATAACATTCCTGATCGTGTCACTTGCCAACTTCAACCCGGCGCATAAGCCATTGAGATAAACCCGGTCAGCTTCTTTCATATCATCATCATTGTCTGTAGCAGATTTCAGATTAGTGGATAACTCTGATATAAGGTTGATTGTTTCGATTGCGGTCATACTTCCTCGCTTTCTGACTTAATTTCAAACCCTTGGTATATAGCATTACCCAACGCCTGCACAAGTTGTTCATCCTGCGAATACTCGATATAACCTAAATGAGTTAACATTCCATGCACCATTTCGTGACATATCGTTTCTTTCTTAGAAGCTTCTGTTATATCCTTGTTTATGCGGATTTCACAAGCCTTATAGTCAATCTGACCAAAATGTGCATCTACATCAAACCTATCTTCACATTCAATTACTTTGTGTGGTATTCCACATATATTAACAATCACTTTTTATTCCTCACTTTCCCAATTAGAATATCCCTTGCATATATAACTGCCGCAACTTCCGTCATACTCTCCGCTTGTGTAATGTCTGCAAGTGTGGCATTTGTGATCACTTTTCTGTGACTCTTGAATAGTAGTTTCTATCTTTTTAGCGTATTCGGATAACTCATATTGCCTGCATATCCACATATCAACCCTGCCCTCGTTAACGGTTGCCATATTGCGATATTTAAACTCAACCTTGTCTGCCTTACATACATAGTGGTTGCCGTTATGGATACATTCAACACAAGGACATATTACTTTGCTCATATCCTCACCTCTTGACTCGCTAAAACTCGATAAAAACTCGATAAAAACTCGATTGATTGCAACTTGTTTCAATCTGTCGGTTCTCCATCTAAAATAATAACCTTATCGCTATACCCTATATCTGCAACTCCTGTTATTTTGTAATTGTAAGTATCGGGGAATGGCGTATGTATTCCATCCCTTTTGAATGTCATATAAGACAACTCAATATCAAAGTCAGGATGTTTTAACAACTCATCTGCAAGGTCTTTAGCTTTCATCCTCTACCTCCTGCATCTTTGGCTCATACAAAAAACAATATCCATTCCCCTCATATACTTCTATGCGATTCATAGGACATTGACTTTCTGCCCCAATACCTCTCCGATATGCTCCGTCACTATCTTTCCACCACTTGCAATCTCTACAATGCCCTGTCTTTGGCTGTACGGGTGGCAACTTAGCCAACTCTTTTGCGATATTAGCAGGATGACAATATCCGCTTGCTATATAGATTGCTTCGGCTCTGTCAATAGCATTACTGCAAGGCTCTTGCTCTAATGCTTTGATTGCCATTTCAAGGGCTTCAACATCAACATTATCAAGCGAAACCGCAACAGTATCTTCTTCTCCGTGACATGTTATGTAAGTGTCAATGAATTCTTTAAGTATATTTGCCGCTTCATCCCTTGTCATTGTGCCATCTCCTTTACCATAAACTTGCGCCCGCCGATCATAAATTCAACCCTACCATTCTTATATCCGGCATCAAGGAATTGCTGTTCTCGCTCTAAAGCCTTGATTGCCACCTCACAAGCCCATAAATCATCGGGAGTGCTTGCGTACTGTTACATCAGATTGATTATTAACTCTGTGGCTTTTTCTATTTCTTCCCTGGTCATATCTCACTCTCCTTATCTGCTGGTATGATTGTTGGTGCATTTTCAACTTCTTCCACATACGCTTCATAAGCGTGTAACTTACCCCTGCAATAACTACTATTTTCAGCTTCCATATGCAAGATAGCCTAACAGTTCTTCATCATATTCATCTTTATCAACAATAGCCCACTGACAATAGTTGTCTCTTACTTCTATCTTAGGTAATTCAAATCCATAAGCATAACCAACATAATAAAAGTATCTTTCTGTATAGATTTCGTTTTGGAATTTCTTTTCCAATTCATCCTTATATATGATTGCAGGAACTAACATTTATTTATCTCCCTTGATTATATGCATCTATATTATCTTCAATTACATAATCCAAACTTTCTTTTAACTGCTCTGTATCTAATGATTTATTAAGCATTACATAATCAGTTATGGCATTATCAAGTATTGTATCAATCATATTTCTTAATGATATTAACCTTGCAACTTTTCTATAATTACTATCCATATAACCCCCTTAATCAGTAGTCCTATAATAATAATAAATCAAATCATCATTCTCACTTGCAAGATCAAGTGCTATACCGTTCATCTTGTCAAGGTCTTTGATTGCTTGTATGGCTATATTAAGTGCTTCAAGATATGCAGGATTATACTGATATATTGAATCATCAAGTATTTTAACCTCTTCCAAAATTTCTATTGCTTGTTTCTGCTCTTTAGTCATGCTTTACCTCTCTATCATCCCTAATAGCCAATCAGCCGACACCCCTAATTCATTGCATATATCAACTATCGTATCTGCTCTCGGTAATCTCTGATCATTGATATACCTGCTCATTGTGGCTTCTGTTATGCCTAATCTCTTTGCAAAATCCCTCTGTTGGATATGTCGGATTTCAAGGGAATATTTAAGCCTATCCCCTAATGTTCTATGGATCATTTATTCGCTCCCTTCTCAAAATAAACTCATCTGCCCGTCAATCTGTTTCTGTCTCGGCTGTCTCGGCTTATATCCGTTTGTCTCTCCAAACGCATCTTGGTACTCTGGATCACAGTCTGCAAACACATAATCCTTGCAATTATTCGTATGAGTACAATAACTCCGTGATAAGCATTGTTTATGTGCTTCACAATACGGAACATTGTTTACGCATAGATGAACGCAATATCGGCAATACTGTTTCATTCTCCATCCATCCCTGCTAATCGTGATAATAATTCCTCTGTACTTACCTTCTTTAATCCCTTATTGGTAATGCTTACAGATGCGGCTTTAATTGCTCTCTCTGACAGATTATCAATATCATTCTTAATAACTTCTCTGACGCACTCTTTGATTACATTACGATAACAATATCTTTCGTGAGTGTTTCTATACTCATTGAGCATTTTCCCTGCTATGCTTTCAACAATCAACTTCTTTGCTTCTTCAAGTATTTCGTTTTCGTCTATCTCTATTTCCAATTTCATCATTCCTTCACCCTCACCAACTTACTCAATGCTTCACCGTCTGCACGTCTAAACGCTTCTTCCACCCAATGTATGGGATATTCCTTGAACATTTCCGCTATCTGATCTCGCAATTCTTCGATAACTTCGTTCTCGGATTCTGTAAAATCAATCATCATTTCACCTCTCTTCCAGATGTTTGCTTGTGGTTAATATAAGCCATAGCATTTTCTCCTTTACATAAATCCTTGTAATGACATTTGAACATTATTAGTTCGTTTCTTTGCTATCTTGATATATTCGGGATTTAGTTCAATTCCCAAATATCTCCTGTTTAATGATTCCGCAACTCTTCCTGTTGTTCCACTTCCAAAAAATGGGTCAAGTACAACTTCGTCTCTTCGTGTACCTGCAAGTATGCAAGGCTTAATTAAATCTTCTGGGAAGGTAGCAAAATGCGCTTCTCTTACAGGTTTTGGTGAAATACTCCATACATCCCTTTTGTTACGTTTTTCCACGATTGTCACGAATGAGATTTGTGCTTTCGCACTTTCACCCCCCCGGCTTCTTTTGCCGTCATATTCGATACGTCCTGACCCCCCCCGAACATCATTTTTGCAAATCGCATCTTCCTGTATAGCTTCATAGTCAAAATAGTAATGTGGTTTCTTTGACAGCAAAAATATATATTCGTGTGATTTAACACATCTATCCTTTACAGATTCGGGCATTGGATTCGGTTTATGCCATATTATGTCCTGTCTCAAATACCATCCATCTTTACGAAGAGCAAATGCAAGCATCCACGGTATTCCAATAATGTCTTTATTTTTATAATCGCCTACATTTCCAACTAATTTCGGTAAATTCGATAGATTGATTGTGCCTTGACTATTGGACTGCAATTTGCTTTCTTCGGAAAACTTACCTGTAAAATCAAAACCTCTACTACCACTACCCCAATAACTATCACCGATATTCAGCCATAATGTGCCATCATCTTTAAGCACTCTTTTTACTTCGTGAAATACCTCTGTCAGTTTTGCAATATATTCCTCTGGCGTATCTTCAAGTCCTATTTGTTTGTCTACCCTAATTGCTCCACATAAAGGACAGGTTGAATGATATATAGCATCCCCTACATTTCCTGCTAATTCATCCTGTGCGTGTCCTGTTATAGTTTTCTCTGAATACTTGCTCAATCTTCTATGAGGACAATTAGGATCGCCACCTACCCAAGTTCCTGTACCATAGTCACGCAATCCATAATACGGTGGGCTTGTTATGCAACAATCTATTTGTCCGTCAGGAAGTGTCTTTAGAACTTCAAGACAATCTCCTTGTAAAACCTGATTATAAGTAATCATTCCTGTTCACCTCACAGCCAATTATCAACAAATTCATCATCTGCGTATGCCTTGTCGATGTCAGCCTTAACCGACTCATATTTCTTGATCGTGTCCATCGCCCTCATAATCTTGTGCATAAGTGCATAGAACAGACATTCAACCGGGGCATTTTTCAATACAACCTGCCACTCTTTCTTGTCAAAATTACTTGTGCGCCGTGACAACTCTTTGAAGTGCTGTTCACTCCAATCTTCAACCTTTACCATAACTTTTGCTCCTTTCACAATTCTTCCTTGCCCAATCAGGCATCGCTTTTATCGCTACTGTGTCTCTCTTCTTGTCAGAGATTTCTTCCCTTGTTGTAAATCTTCTACCGCAGTTAAAACATTTTCTGACTCGGATAACACAATAATCTACAGGTCTGCTATCTGCTACCGTGTTGTTTGTGGATTTGCAATAGGCACATTTAATGCCTAACTTATCATCGCAACTCATAGGTCACTTCCTTGTCTAATATCTGCGCAAGGTGTCTCTCAAACACCGCACCTTTGCTCTCTTCCCATCCACGAATCATATATACCTCGTCTGCCTGTTTGATTAACTCAATGCAGAGTGTCATATAATCCTTGTATGAAGCCGATTCAGGCATATCTTTGAGTATCTTCGCCGGATTGATGATCTCCGCATTTACAAACTCCTTAACCTTGTCCTCGGCTCTCTGAAAGTCCTGCATATATGACTCGTTCCCGGTAATTGCTCCACTCAAATAGACTTTATACATTCACTTCTGCTCCTTCCTTGTGCAATTCGGACATTTGATCTTGGGAAAATCAGGTTTGCCTGAAACTAACTCCTGTCCACATACCTTGCACTTGTAGGTGTACTCAACCATCTCTTTGCTCAATTCTGCCTTGCCTATCTTCTCCCAAATCTCGCTTGTCATCGTCCTTATCCTCTCTGATTGCAAATGGGTTTTCGTCCGGCGTAATGTCGTGTGTCGAACCGTCATATTCCAGATAGCAGCTTGCACACTTCCAATACAGCCTTACCTTGTTATTCCCTAAAAACTCTCCATACTCATACTGTCCTACCGTCTGGTGGCATCTCGGACATTTCTTTTCATCCGGCGCACTCATAGCCTAATCCTCAAATTCTTCTGATCCCCCTTACTGTTCAAACCTATGGATTCTACCCATAACTTTTCCCTCTTCAAAGTCTTGGAAATACTCTGTGATATCCCAGAAGGTCTTTTTGACCTTCCTGCTATTCTCTTCAACTATGACTTCGACTTTGGGATAATTCAGCCTTAATTCCTTGCCATCTTCAATCCTGTACCGCTTGTATATATCTTCAAGCGTTGTCTTATCCATTTTTGCCATTCTCAAACTCCCTAAAATTGATATGCCCTTAATCTTGCATTATCCACCCCTAAAATCAAGTTTTAATTTAACCTGTGGATTTTATCGCATAAGCATCTAAAAACTCGTCTACGGGGCTTCTACGATGTTACAGAGGTATTCTGTTACTTATCCGTGTTGCTGATAGAATTTCGATAACTCTTCCTCAACGCTTTCGGATATGCCATCACTTCTGGTGGCAACTTCCTCTAATACGCCGATTAAAGTGTTATTAGATATCGGTTTTTCTTCGACCAACGGAACATCCGGCTCTCGCATCCGTCTGATTGCATTTGATAATCCGTCATCAAGCACATCATCCTTGCGTTTGATCTCTACCTGTGCTTTGTAGTTCCGCATAAAGTGTGATCCAACTACATTCTCAACTTCGTCAATGTCAAGCTGCGCCCATTCTCTTAACCTGTCAGGTGTACCAACTACCTTTTTGATGATCTCCGGGAACTTTGCGAACTCTTCATCTGCTCCATAAGTACCGTTAGATAATGCCTTACGAACAATACTCCACGCCCTGATCTCTGACATATCGGTGCTAACAGGGCTTGTTATTCTTAACGCATAATTGCGAATATCAGCAGGTGTAGGTGGAAACTTCTCGGATTGCATATATGCCCTTATAGCTTTTGATGCAATATCATAAGTCAAATCTTTCAGCAGGTCATACCACATATCCATAGCAAATTCATCAGCGATGTACTTGGGATCAGAATATATGGACTTTAAACCTTGAACTATTTTGTAAAATTCATTCCTTGTCATCATCTTCACCTCTTGTCATTAACCAATTATCTGCTATATCGTATCTGTTATGTATTGCGTCTATGTATGAACTCCCGGATGGTTGCTTATTGTTTTTAACCAAATCCCAAATGATGCCTTTGTAGCCTTTAGCCATTGAGACTTGAACCGCCCTGATCGTATTTTCTTTCCCGATCTCGTTAACATGGTTGGCAATCTCTGTCAGCAACGCCTTGAACCCAATAGGCTTATACTCAAACTTGAATTGCTCTTTCTTGTAATCCACCCACGTCTTAATTACCTCTTTAACCTCAACATCCATATCTGTATCATCTAATAACTTATATATATTTATATTTATATCTGTATTAGATTTACTTTTATGAATAGGTTTTACTTCTTCTAAAAGATTTACATTATGTTTATCAGATACAGTAACAGTAACAGATGTATCGCTACCGTATGGATACGGTATCGATACCGTATCTTTACCATTGTATAAATCCGTTAGAAATGCCCTAAATTCCTTGTCTTTTACCTCTCCAATTTCAGACCATAATGGTTGCTTAAATTTCGGTGATGAAGTCCAATTATATTTACTCCAATTCAGGATCAATACTTCTTTTGTGTCTTTCGCATATCTTATAACCTGATGTACCTGCTCCATCCGTTTGATTAACTTTTCAATGATATCTTTGGTGTAACCTGTCTCTATTGACATTTGAGTGAAGCTAATCTCATAACACCCGGCAAGATTTGTATGCGGATTTGTCATCAGGTAAAGGTAAAAGTATTTATCTTCTGGCGTAAAATCATCGGTTACCTTTGTGTCCGTCCAAAATGACATTTGAATTGTTCTGTAAATTGCCATTCTTCACCTCAAATCTCAATCCTGTTAATTGCATCCAGAATCTTTTTCTTGTGTTCCGGCGTAAGGTCAACCCCTAACCAACGGCTTAATGTAGAACGATCAATGCCCATCTCATTAGCAATTTCAAAATACTTCAACCGTTTTTTCTCGATTAACTGTCTAATCTCGATGTTTTCAAGATTCATTTTTCCTCCTTTCTTGCAACCAACCTATGGTTGCATTATAGTTAAAAATTCCTTGTAAATACAAGCAAATATGTTAATAATGTGACTAATAACTTGTGTATGTCATATTGATATGTTTTGAATAAGTTGTTAATCGTCTTTTAATAACTCCCAAAACTTTTCAAGCTGCTTCTGACTCACCTTGTTAGATGACTTCTCCGGCTTTAGCATAACGATCAGGTGCTTGCTGATGATGTTGTTTAACTCCCTTGCAAGGTTCTTTCTGCCTTGTGCAAGTCCGTCATAGTAACCTTTAGGTTCTTTTCGGTTATCCATAGATGCTTTTCCTGTAGTACCACCTGTTTCTTTATTTCGCATCTGATAACCTGCATTTGCATACTCACGAATCCAATATTGTTCCATTTCATCAAGTTTCGATTCGGGATAGTGTAGAAAACCTAACTTCCAACCGTAAGGATTCTTTTGTGCATCATACAGACCGTGAGATTTAAGGCTTAAATCTATGTGTTGGAAACCTGTAAGGTGGCTCAACATCCGGTTCATCAGCTTGACTGCTTTGCCCACATATCCATATCTGATGCCGTTTTCTTCCCTTGTCAGAAAGTAGATACCACTACCGTTATCAAGATCAGAATTCAGTTTAAGAAGTCTCTGCTTGTTTTTCTGTTCAATGGCATATCTCTGTCTCGGATTCATCTACCTTAATCACCTCATCCTCTGCATAGCTGTAAGCTGTCTTGCCACCTTCATCGTTCTGGCAATAGTACGGTCTTTTATCTGAATGGAGTACCGCAAGCACCTTTACCCTTGTTCCCGGTGGATGCACATTGTTACGGTTTATGTCTCTAACTATTGCCCGGTTTCCTACCTTTAACACCGTTACCACCTCCTACCTTTTCTGTTTTGATGTTCATATCAATGTCAAAACTGTCATCGTTAAACTTAATGGAGTAGTATCTTTTGGATTCAAACCCCATAGATATGCCGATCCTAAACGATACCCTGTACTGACCTCTCTTATCCTTGTGAAGCGCATACATAGCACTTCCGTCATCTGCAAACTGAAATCTGACTATGTTCTTATCCCGGTCATACAAGATGTTTATTCCGTAGATATCTCCGTATAAATCTCTTAATCTCGCTGACAGTATAGAGTTGAATACAAAGTAACCTGTTGTAGTGTATGTGACGAATGGATATCCGCTTTTGGCATATGGCTTCATCTTCTCAAATCCCATAAGACCACCTCATTACTTGAACGGTAGTTCTTCCTGAAAGTTGTTATCAGGCACATTTAAGAAGTCCAGACCTACTGTGCCGGAAAGCATATTGCCGTTTTGTGCAGGCGCAGCTTGTGTAGGTTGCGACACAGGTATATTATGCTGATTCTGTGAATTGTTATCCTCTGACTTCTCTACCTTGCGGATGATCTCTGCATTGGCAATCTTGATATCAATTTGATCTCGGTTATTCTGTTTATCCCATCTCTTTTTGAGTGACCAAGCAGCTTGAATATATTTGTGTCCATTGCTTGCAACTGTCTCATAGTCAGACAGGATTCTAATGTCTACACGCTCTCCCTCATTGATAACCGTTCCTTTGAGGTTTTCGTATGCCCTGCCAACGATCATACAGAACTTGTGTGAAAAGTCTGTCTCATACTTGCCTGTAGCGTCTTTTCCAGAAGCGGTTAATGATGCTATTGCATAACTACCTCTATCGTCAAAACTCCACATAGCGCATTTTGCTCCATCTTGTAAAGGCATTTCCTTACTCCTTTCATCATTTTATGTCTTATGTCATATTTATATCAAGTGGCGTAGTGGTTATGCACATTCCCCCGGTTCGATTACCTGATTCAACGGATTTCTCCTTTCTCATAATCAAAACAATGGTTTCTGTACCTACGCCACTTAATTACTTTGATAAAATATATGTTGCTCCCGGTCTTGCGTAATCTACATTCACCCACTCTTTTGTGACACGTTTTATTTCCGTGACACATTCTATCGCATTAGCCGTTGATTCTCCCATATGTGTGATGATTACATTCTTCAAGTAATCCGTCTGGTTAGCTTTGATAACACCTATGGTAGTTTGCAACTCGCAGTGATCGAGTATTTTATGATCGAAGTTTGGAGCATCCCGGTCTACATACTCGTCCTGATAATTGCACTCCACGATCAAGGTATCTAATGCCTGCTTATGGAAGTTGAATGGAATATACTCAAAATCTGTGGCATATATCAGTTTGTGGTCTACTACTTTGATGTAAAACCCAAAGCACAAACAATCTCCGTGTGGCACAGTAAAGGCTTGTACTTTGAATGAACCGAATACTTTGTGACGCACATCACATTTGTACGGTTCAAACACCTGCAATCCCATCTTTGCCAAATCATTAGCCGACTTTGAATGGTCTACACATGGGAGTGCGTTATTAACACTCCCGATACCCCCATTAAGTTATAATCCACTCCCTTTACGATATCTTTTGGTTTAATTCCTGCGTCAAGGATCAAGACCTCATTTCCGTATTTCAATAACCAACAATTCCCAGACGATCCTGTGCCTAAACATTTAAGTGTCAAACTCATACGAAACTACCCTGCCCATCTGCATCCTCGGTAACTTCCACCGCATCAACATCTACAAAATCCTCGGTATTTGCCTGTGCTTCTACATCTGCGTCACGCTGTTCGACAGGATCAGTAATAAGTGCCATCTCTTCATCCAGAGTTGAACGCTGCTTATCATTAAGATCAATGTCAATAGTTTTGCATAATCGCCTTAATACGGTCTTTTTATACATTTCCGATGTAAATTTTTTCCATGCAGGAGAAGTGCTTGCCTTACTTGATGATCTTGTATTTTCAAGTTCTTCAAGGCTCATTGTGTCAATCAGTTTGCCACCATCGGAAAAGATACATACGGCATATGCTCCGATGATAGGTTTGCTATTGAATACAAGTGGCTTGTGGTGAAGTGTAGGCTCTCCGTCTACAACCTCATATGTGAACTCGTCACCTTCCCGGACAACATCAGCGTATATATCTCTGATAGGTCTTACAGAATACTTCTTACGGAGTTTGATTTCACCAATGTAAGAAGTCTGATAGTCCAACTTGTTTCCATAAGGAACTAAATATGCTTCTTTATTTAAGAAGTCCAAACCAAGATATGCTCCACGCATCAACCCTGACAACACCTGCTGTGATCCGTTCTCATGCGTTTTGCAAAACTCGGCAATCTTCTCGTCACGCACAAATGTTAATGCGTTCTGCATAAACCTTGTCTGATTGAATCCCTCCGGCAAAGCTGCCACATTTGTTTCAAGATTCTCTTTTAGTGCTACTTCAAAACTTGCCATTTCCTACCTCACTTTCTTGTAACTACCCAAACATCCTTGCATTTGCCCTTGGGATATTCACCCGGCGTATCATCCAGATACAGGCTATTTCCGATTTCCCTGCCTATCTCACATTTCAACTTGCTTGCGGATTCCTTAAAATGCTGATTCGCTATCCTGACCGCTTGAAAATTTGATAACGCTTCGTCCATATCTACCGCTACATACACCTTGCGTCCGTTGATCTGCTGACATATCTTCATTCAGTTCACCTCGCTTTCACTCATAGACTTAAAAATACTGTTATATGGTATGGTGTGTTTTCCTGTCATGTTATGTTGTGTTTTCTAATATACTGTAGGATATTGACGGTCTAACCACCTACCGACAGGGTATGTTGACCTGAATTGAGTTATAATGTCCTAAATTGAACTGTACTGTAATATACTGTGCTATACTGTTTTGTACTGTATTCAGGTCATTTATGCCAAACTCTCAATAGTGAGAGACTTGTCATCGGTTCGCCTGATAGTGATTAACTGACTATCAATCTCCGGCACTCTCCAAGAATCCAAACTCTCGGTATCATCAATGATAATCGGACATTTGACTTCTGCTTTCTTCTGAAATGCTCTGCACAAGTCAATCTCTGCCAAAAGCCTGTCACCGTGATTGAGTAGACCGTCCATTGATACACCATTTACAAGTGGCTCACATACTTCCTGATAACCGCCGTTAATCTGTGGCTTAAAGAATCGCCATTTAATCACATCAAAGTATTTGTTGATGGACTCTGTAATCAGGTCTATCTTCGCCCTCTGGTAGTCTGTCAGAAGGTCAAGCATACGCTCCTGATCTGCTATCTTCTGTGAAACCTTTAACTGTTCCTGTGTAAGTTCTGCAATCCTCTGTCTAAACGCTTCGTTAGTGTCTAACGCTTTGAGTTTTGCCTTACAATCAGCAATCTTATTAAGGCTCTCCTGCTTGTCTGCCCCGGATTCTACAGCCATCTTGTCAAGTTCTGCCTTGTCTGCTTCAATGCTTGCTTTGAGATTTGCTATCTCTTCGCTATGATCCTCAACTTCAACAGGTGCAGGCATATTGCCGACAAATGCAGCTTCGTTCTGCTTCTGCGTGATATCCGCTTGAAGTCTCACAATATCCTCGTTAAACTTGGCTATGTCATCCTCAATCTCGTTGTGCCTTAATACGGTATCATCTGCCAGGTGTTGCAACTGTTCTATCTTCTTGTCCTGTGAGTCCTGCCAAGTCCTTTTAAGGCTTTCTATCTTGCTCTCCGTGTACTTCCTGCCACATACCGGGCATTTAAGGTTAGTGCCATCGAAAGTCTCTGCCTTGACCGTTTCTACATCCTCTGAATACTTCTTAATCAGAGTTTCCATATCAGCCTGTCTTGCCCTTGCGTTCTCGATCTCTTTCATTGTCTGAGCGATTTTGCCGTTGGCTATGGCTATTTCCTGCTCCAACTTTGACTTCTGAATGTTAGCGTTAGCTTCTGCTTTCTGCTGTGCTATCACCTTTTCAGATTCAAGTTTCTTCAAGGCAATTTCGTTATTCGATATTCTTTGTGCCAATTCTGCCCTACATTTGGAGTTTTCCTCTATCTGATTCAGCCTGCTCTCTTCCAATTCGATAGTGTTGCTAAGAATCTCCATTTCTTCATCAGACAGTTCAACGATGCTCTGATTAACTTCATCAATCCTTGCCGGGATTTCCTTTAACTCATCTTTGTATGCGGATATGGCTTTCCTTGCCCTAATAATCAATTCATCAACTGTGCCATCCATAAGGTCTTTTTCTATTTCCCGGAAACGCTCATCTGCACCTATAATGTCCTGATCCACATCACCTACAAGGTCAAATAACACCTGTCTACGCTTCTTGGTGTCTAACCGCAGAAATGTATAAGGGTTAGTACCTGCAAGGAACAGGTCAAGATCAATAAACTGTTCCATATACTCATAAAAGGCTTTTGCCGTTTTAGGGATGCCATTTATCATAAATTCATTGTTATTTCCTTTGAATTTTTGCAATTCAGAAGTCCTGTCCTTAATCCAATTCTGCTTCTGTGTTTTCTTGATCTCTACCTCTTTCCCATCAGCATCAAGCGTCAGGATTACTTCTATATCTATAAGGTCAATATCATTACCCTCTTCATCCCTCGGTCTTATGCCATCAGCAGAGTTGCCGTTTGCCAACTTATCAAAAAGCACCCAATAGATAGCATTTTTGATCGTTGACTTGCCGGATTGATTGACACCCTTGATAATCGTTCTGTCATAAAGGTCTGTCTCAAAATCCTTTACTCCGCAGAAGTTTTTAAGGGATATCTTCTTAAACCTGATTTCCATTTGACTTTGCTCTCCTTCCTGTGTTATAAATAAACAAAAGAAACCTCGTTTTCTTTTAACTTTTGCTCTGAAAGCCGTTACCTCTTCCTAACTCGTTCAGGTAGCGGTTTTCTATTTTCTGTGAGTCATTCCCCAGATGATAAGTGCTAAAAACTCTACAAGCACCGTTACGATGATCCCAAGTACAAAAGGTGGAATTGTTATTGTCATCTGCTTCTCCTTTCTAACCAACTCTCAACACTTAATCCGTAAACAATCATTGCGAAACCTACGATCCCGGTTGCTATCGGAATAGCCTTAAAACTGTCGGTCATATTTACACCGCCGAATAAAAAGGCAAATGCTCCGAATACTTCTACGAATTTCATCATTCCCACCATCAGCCTATCCCCTTTATCCATTGAACTCTTACCTTCCCTTCTGTGATCCGCATCCATTGTTTACACTCGTCATAAGTGTCGAACCAAACATCAATCACCTTGCCTGCTTTTAATCCATTGGTTTTGCCTGTATCTGTGATCTCAAACTGACCAAGATACTCACCATCAAGTGTGTAGATCACGGCTATCTCGCCTACATGAGTGTTACAAGCTGCTATGTTAGGTCTTGTCGTACCACCTGTGGCTGTCGTTCCATGTAAGCAATATGCCGTTGTGTGCATTTTCTGGAACTCGACTTCCTCACTCTCAAACACTTCTGAATGATTCAGACCTTCTGCCATAACCGGGATTCCAAACGCAATAACGATTGCTAAAATGATGATCCCTTCAATTAACACTTGTCGCATACCTTTATCTCCAATTCACAAAAATTCAGAATCTCAATTATCTGTTGCAGAGAGAATGACTTGTTTTTGAAATGAATTGATACTGTTGAGCCTTTCAACCCTAACAATTTAGATATGTCTTTTTGCTTGAAATTGTGTAATCCCATTGACGCATATATCGCTCCATATATAGTATCTTCAATTCTTTTTTCAACTGTCAGTGAATGGACTCTTGGCATCTTTCAATTTCCTCTAATTGTTTAAGGAGTTTTACTTTCTCCTGCTCTAAAGATTTTTCTCTGTCACCTAAATATTGGATGGATTCAATATTTACTAAATAATTGCGGATATAAATTTGTGAAAGTTCACCACTCAAAACCTTTGCCATCATTTTCAGAATTTCTCCTCGCTTAGTAGTGCCTTTTGCCAAATTTTTATAAGCATCCATAAATGAGTTAAAAACTGCCACCTTTTTTTCTCCACAATCAAAATAAGTTACAACAATCTTTTCCCCATTATCTGGAATAGGAAAACTCTGTGTACCCGGTTGCCGATATGGGAAATCCCATTGGAATCCCAAGTAAGAACTCCAATTTCCAAATAGCACTCGTTCAACCATACGATATTCAAATCCATCCTGTTCCAATTCTTTTATGTTCTTAAACACCTTGACAAGTTTACCTGAAAGGTATTGTCCGATTTCTTGCCGTGGTGAATAATGAACATATATTCCATTTCGTTTGCAGAACATAAAGACAGAATAAAGATTGCGACATAAATGCTCAGATATCAGATACAAATTGCCATTGGCATTATCCTTGATGTAATCGATCTCGGACTCTGTAAACCCAAGCTGATAATCAGAAATAAGAGCCTTATATGTTTTTGGGGGCAAATTTTCCCTAAGATAATTATTCCATTCCTCTTCCTCTATCCTATTATCGATAAACGATAATATTAATGTCTGCTTTTGTAATTCAACGATTCTTTGCCTTACACTTGCGGAATATCTATAACCCATCTCTTTAGCTATTTTGCTGACATTGTTCAACTTTTCCGAAGTCAAAATAACATCATTTATGCAATCAAATTTTTCAATCAGTTCTAAATCATCAGAAGCAGACCATTCCTTTGTTTTGAAATATGTGGAAGTTCGCCCTGCAAATACATTAGAATTGATTTCATCCCATAATTCCGATAAATCCTTGGTATAGTTCTTATAGATTATGCGTTTTTTGGTAATTATGTCTTTATTGATTTTTTCTACAAAATCACTATTTCTATTTTCGATTTGAGATGATTGCATACGCCCGTGTATTCGTTCTGAATTGCAAACAAAATCAAAAACAACTCGATCTTCGCCACCTTTAGAGTCCAGACATCTGCCAAGCTGTTGAAAGTATAGAATAGGACTTTCAGTAGTACGCAGGAATATCACAACATCTACTCCATCTATATGGACTCCTTCGTTCAACATATTCACACAGAAAATAATTGCCTGTTTACTATCCTTAAATGCCTTTATGGTTGCATTATTCATAGTCTTTTTGCTATGAACCTCAAAAGATTCATAGTTGGGAAACATATGGGAAATATTGTCTTTCTGTGTTCTTAATTCATCTATGTTGTTAAAAAAACAAACAATATGATGATGCTTTTTAGATAGGTTTTCAGAAAGTGCTTGTTCAATAGACACATAGTTTTCCATACAATGTTCCAATCTATGAGTTGCCTTGCTCTTTTTTGATTCCGTTGATCCCTGCTTAATGAGTTCTTTGTATTTCTCAAAATCTGGCTGATATAAAACAGATATATATTTGAATGTAGGCAAAATTCCTTGATTTATTGATTCAGCAAGGTTTACACCATATACGCCATTTCCTTCAAAAAACTCTGTTACTATATTCCTTGAACCATCTAAATACCTGATCTCCGTGGCAGTTAAACCCAATATTTTCCCAGAAAGATTATGAAAAAACTTTCCCCATTCTTCTGCTCCCAAATGGTGCATTTCATCGCAGATGATTAGTTGATATCCTTTCCCACCAAGCCAATCTAAACTACTGTTCCTGCGTGAAACTGTTTGATAGGTGTAAATATCCGCATTAGTTAATTTACTCCATTGTTCTCCAATGGAAAGACTTGGTACGATAATTGCGGTTTTAAGATTGTGTTCTTCGATGTATTTACAAGCAATATAGGATTTGCCTGTTCCTGTGGCTTGTACTAAAGCAACCCTATTATGTTTTTCCAACATTTCACACAATTTCTTGTATGTTGGAATATTATGTTCCATCAATTTAATCATTGCTTTCACCACCTATTTAGGATTCCATCAACTTGTACCGCTTAAACCTCGTTGGTGTTCCGTATCTGGTTTCGCCTGTTACCCATTCCTCGGCAAATCTGTAACCTTCTGCTCTGTAATCAGATATCCTTGCCGGAAGTCTGGTACATCCAAATCGGTCTACGGCTTCTTTAGTGGTTAGCGTATGCCCTGATTTCAGATAATTTAGAACCGCTGCTTTCTGTCCTTTGACATTCCGTTTCTCGTTCATTTCTGATCTCCTTTTACTCTTTACTCCCCGATTAACTCACCGACAGAACATTCAAGTGCTTTGGCTATCTTTTTAAGGTTTTCAAGACTTGGAGTATGTATTCCTGTTTTCCATTCGGATATTGTTGATCTTGATATCCCTGCATCCTCGGCTACCTTATAATCAGAAACGCCACGTTTCTGCCGTATTTTTTCGTAATTTTCGTAGTACATCTAACCCTCCTTTCCCACAATATCTTGTAGTTGTTACCCGTTCGACTATTCGATATAATAGAAGTTGCCAACTTGTTATTACGTCCGTGTAGTCGAACGAGTATGCTTATAATATACTCCGACTACTCGAACGTGTCAATACCTTTTTGCATTTTTTTATGAGGGATTTGATATGTACGAAAAATACGCTGAATTACGGGATTCTCTGCATCTTTCAGACTATGCCGTATCAAAAAAAACAGGAGTCGGACGTTCTACTTTATCTGATTGGAAAACAGGAAAACACGTTCCTAATCGTGATAATTTAAAAAAAATCTGTGATTTTCTTAATGTTCCAATGGAATATTTAATGGATGAAGAAATTAAAAAGAATCCTACTTTTGATAAAATTCAAAAAGCCATTATCCCTGTTGCTTCTTTAGAAGATTCTATTGTTTCACTTTTATCACAACATAGTTTTGATGATGTTTTGATGAATATCCTTAAAATTTATTATGAATTTAACGAAGAGGGACAAAAGGAATTACTTAAATATGCCGAATTACTCAAATCATCTAACAAATATATAAAAAATGACGAATCTGCAATGGTACAGGGAGAATAAACTATGAAAATCGAAAAAACCAAATCAGGGAAATACCGAATCCGGCTAATGGAGAAGGGTAAAACATATTGTGTTACACTTGATTATAAACCCACCCAAAGAGAAGCCTACCAGATAATGCAGGACAAAATAAACCACATTTCTGACACTCATATAACGCTTGATGATGCTTGCAATAAATATATCAGTTCAAAAAATAATGTACTTTCACCAAGCACTATAAGAGGATATAAAAGTATAATTAGAAGTATTCCAGAAACTCTTAAATGTAAAGATATTATGGAAATAGACGATTATGTGTTGCAAAACTTCATAAATGATTTTACCGCAGAACATTCGGCAAAAACAGTAATAAACACAACTAATTTTATCAAGGTATGTATTAAATTCTTTCTGCCAAAGTCAGAATTTTCAGTATCGCTACCTAAAAAACAATCAAAAGATATCGTTGTTCCTGAAATTGAAGATGTGAAAGCGTTACTTAATGAAGCTAAAGATACTCGATATTATGTGCCAATCTATCTTGCTTGTCTATCATTAAGGTTATCAGAGATATGCGCTTTGGAATTGTCAGACCTTGACGGAGATATTCTCACAATTAACAAGGCTCTTGTTCGGGGAGAAAGTGGCTATGTAGTAAAACCTTGCGCTAAAACTGACAAATCAAACCGTACTGTAGTGATCCCTAAAGACCTTGCAGATACCATAAGAGAACAAGGATTTATATACAATGGATATCCAAATCAAATAGATAAATATTTGTATCGTACATTGCCTAAACTTGGCATAGATACATTCTCAATTCATAAAATGCGTCATTTTTTTGCATCATATTCTCACGATCTGGGTTATTCTGATGCTTTGGTTATGGAAATTGGTGGTTGGAAATCTGACAGGATCATGAAACAGGTTTACCGACACGCTATGAAGAAAGATCAAGCAAAAAAATCTATCGCATCTGATTTTGATTTTGACGCAAACAAGGGGAAATTATAGGACACTTCAATACAAAATTGATACAAAATTGATACAAAAATTTTGTATCAGCTATTAGAAAATAGCAATAATTGATAGTTTTTATCTAAATCTTTCAAGAAAAAAGAACCCTCTCAAACGCTGTATTTGAGAGGGTTTCTTTTATGTATTACGTTTATTCTTTGTTCTTGCAAAATAGCAAGAATTAAGCAGGGTACGGGAATCGAAAACACATCTTCAATCCTTAAACAACTGAAATTATAAGGCTTCTAAAGATTTGTGTCAATCCCTGATACAAAATAGTACAAATCCTATCCCTGCTCAACCTGTCTGATCCAACTTTCGATCATCTGCTTACTCTCACCATCAGAACTCATTGCGATATCTCTTAACTGATTCACAAGTTCATCTCTGGCTTCATCCCGGCTATAACCACGGCTATAATTGCGATAGCTGTTACCGCCATAGGAGTCTCTTGGATATCTACCCCTTGAATTGCGTCTTGCGTAACTGTTACCACGCATAGAATAGTCATCATTGGAATATCCGGCATCTTCCATAGCCATAATGGTATCTATGGATTTGATAGCGTGAGTGATCTTGTCAACAGTAAAGAGGGAGTTGTTCGATAACTGATCTTTCTGTGCGCAATGGTCAAGTTCATCCATAAGCATTTCTCTGATTTTGATTAAACTTTCCATAGGTTACCTCCCCTTAATTGTCGAATAGAATGTTTGCGTTCTGTACTGTAATCGGAATAGTGCTTGTGTTCACTACCGATACGGAAGAACAACCACACATAAAAGGAACTGTCACGATAATATCTGCTCCTACATTTCCCAAATCTTCAACCGCAGCAGGTACATAGATCATCGTGCTTGACGGATCAACAGCACCATCTATAGCGATTGCAAGGGATATCCCGGTGTCAGGGATAGTCTGATCTGTAGGAACAGCGATATTTGCGTGAAAAGCTACCTCATAGTTAGTGTTTCTTCTCCAGCAATTACAAACATTCTGACGGAAGAACTTATTGGCAAGTCGGAAAATCCCTGAATCTTCTCTGTGGTAAACAAGACCACGATTGCAAGGTACAGGAGATTCTGTGAAAATCACGCTACCGCCAATAGGCACGATCTGTGCCGCATTAGCACTATACTCGGCTGCCATAAACTCACCCCCTTATCAGAAGCCACCACAACCGCAAGCGGTAGGTGCGCAACAGTTAGGGTTCTGTACGATGTAAGCCGGGCGTGGAGTAGGCAGTACATACTGCTCAATTTCGTTAGCCAAACCTCTCTGACCTGCCTGTATAGCTGCTGTCTGAACATCCTGTGATGCCTGACCTCTTGCATAAAGCAGTTCAGAACGAAGCTGTGCAATCGTATCATCCTTCTGCTCGTTACGATAATCGCAAAGCTGATCTTTAAGGCTCTGAATACCAGAGTTAAATGCAGTAAGCAAATCTCTTGTGTTGTTTGCATCTGCAAAGCGTGTAGCGTTGCCCTCGTTCTGTACGGTGTTTGAAAGTTGGCAATTTGACAATCTCTGCTCACAGCAACATGACGCTAACTGTGATGCAAGGCTGTTAAATCCCTGATTCATAGCAGTCTGATTAGCAAATGCGGTCTGCATATTTGCAATCTGTCTTGAATTGTTGGCTATTTCAGCCTGTGCAAAGCCATTTGCTACGCTTGCATTTACTCCGGCGAATCCGCTACAAAGAGCGTTCTGAACATCACCAAAACCACTTGTAACGCTATTCTGTAATGAAGATATTGCAGAATTGGTAGCTGCGTTCTGGAAACCACCTGTGGTGATCTGTGCCTGATTCATCCACGGATAGAGCATTGCGCCATCAGCAGCAAAACCGCCCATACCGCCGAATCCACCAAAACCACCCCAACCGCCATTAGAAGCGAAAAGGAGTAACAGGAGAATCCACCAACCGTTGTTTCCGTCAAATCCGAAACCACCGCCGTTACCATACATAGGGGAAACAGGCATAACCATATTTCCACTTTCGTCTGTTAAAGCCATCTTTTTTTACCTCCTATAAATTTTTGTAGGTTAGGAATTACACCCACTAAATGTGTAATCCGTGTATATCAAGGCTATGCGCATCTTGCCTTAATCTCGTTTAATTCAATGTCTTAAATATCCGCAGAATCGTATCATTGCTATCAACCTCTGATTCTGCCTTGCGTCTTTCGTATTCATTGAGCAGGATCAAGTATTCCTCTACGGTCAGATTATCCTTTTCAATGAGACTCATAATGTATGCGTCTATTCTCTTCTTAATCAAATTCATCTTCTTCCACCTCTCATAAGCATCTGTATAGCCGGATTGTTCCTCATAGACATAGCCTGATTGACTTGTGCCTGTGTGACTTGCCCGGAATTAAGCAAGTGCTGAATAATATCGTCAGGGTTATTCATATCATTAGGGATGTTAAATCGTTGCATCAGCATACCTAAAGGATTCTGCATAAACTGTGATACCATTTGAAAGTTATTCATCCTCTACCTCTTTCTTCTTAGCGACAGGTTTATTACTAACAGGTGCATAGAGTTTCTTTTTAATGTCCTCTATATCGTGCCGTATGGCTTCTATTTCGGCTTTTAATTCATCCTGTGCATCATTCTCCACTTCGACAGTTTCAACGCTTTTAGGCTCGTCTACGACTTCCTCACGCACAAGTCTATATCTGTCGATCTTGGGATTATCCAACTGTGAAAAACTCATAGACTTCTCAATCACAATAGGTTTGTTCATTACCTTGCAAGTAACACAATTCCCCGGTGCGACAGGATAACGATATGCTTCTTCCTCACTTGGCACCATAACAAAACCGCTATTCTGAATCGGTGGTGTCTGTGGTTGAATAGGTTGGCTCTGTGCTTGAACCTGCTGTGCTGTAGGTTGCGGTTGCATCATCACAGGCTGTGGTTGAATTGCATATTGTGGATAGTAATACTGTGGATAATTTGCTGGCATAGATTATTCCTCCGTCCAATAGAAAACAGGTATCTCATCCCCAGAATCCCAAGAATCGTAATATGTTCCGTCAATGATCGTTACAATATGACTTCCTGTGCATACGATATAGTTACCCTGCGAATGTTCATCGCAGAAATCTCTTATCGTGTAACAATCAGGGCAGGTGTTTGGGATTATGTATCTTCGATATCCTTTAGATTTCAGATATTGCCCCCAAACAGAATTAGATGAGGGCATATCGCATAGAGCATAACCTTGTACGGTTAAATCAGAGTAAATCTTATACCAATCTTCATCAAGAGCCTTGGTAATTGCCCTTACTACGCAATCACCTACAGATTTATTAAGTGGATTAGGATTGTAGAATTGATAAGCCATACATAGTTACCTCGTATGACTTAAAGATATAAAAAAAGAAGCCCTACCGACAGAAACCGATAGGGCTTAATTTGGTCACATTTTGGATGCTTTTAGGAGAACTTTATCTCCCTGTTTATAGATTATGGTTTTGACTCTGGTTACAGATATATGATGAACTTCTGCGATCTGTTCAAAAGTAAAACCCTCAAACCATTTCTCACGGAGTATCTTTCGATGTTCTATCAATCTGACATATTCATCTATGCAATACTCAATGTTGGAATTGAGGGTTTCGGGTATATCGTCTATCTTCATTTTATCTTTCTTTTCTCTTTCTCTTCCCACATCAATAAAATAGTGGATAAATCATCATATCCTGCTTTTACTTTTCGCCAAATATATGTTTTATAGATTCCATATTTTTCACTTACTTCTGATATGGGTATTTTGTTGCCTTTATACATTACAAAAACGGTATCTCTTCGATTTCGCATTTGTTCCGTTTTTGTTGCCCATCGGCAATTATTAGGCTCATAATTTCCATCCACATTTATCCTGTCAATAGAAAGATTATCAGCATAGCCATTTTGCATTGCCCACTCATAAAAGGCTTCAAATGAATTTAACCATTCATCACAAACAGTTATTCCACGCCCACCATAACAATCATAATGTTCAAAACTTGGGTTTTTGCATCTATCCTTGATGCCACACCAAATGTTATATATTCGAGTATTTGTTAAACCGTGAGTTGTCGCACTATGTGAAATGATTTTTAAGTTTTCTTTTTCATAGCATCCACAAGATTTATACTTGGGTAATCGGCATTTAACAAGTGTAATAGTTTTACCACATTCACATTGACATACATATCTTTCTCTGCCACTATCAGCTTTTCTGATAACCGTTAATCTTCCGTATTTTTGCCCAATTATATCTATGTTATTTGCCATTTTAATACCCCCTGTAAGGCATAAAAAATAAATGGGTAATCTTTTTTACAGGAAAAAGAAACAATTTGCAACTTGCTGTCCCCATTTATTATTTGTGTGTTCTTTTATGATGATTCGGCTTTCTTACTATGCCTGTTCCTCTACACATATTGCATTGAACATACCCGGATTCGTTAGCCAAACCATTTTTTCTAACTCTGGTCTTTGTTTTACTGACCGTTGTTCTTATCCTCTGTCGTGCCATAATAGTCACCACCACTTACAAATGTATTGATATTATTACCACCATCATTTGTATCTTGTTCTACTTCTTGCTCATAGGAAGTGGATTCAACTACTTGAAATTGACTCTCATAAATCAGCCATCCTATGTTACTTCCTACAAGCAATATAACCAGAACAAGAGTCAGAATAAACAAACGCTTATTCGCCCTCTCCATTCTTGCCATATCTAATTCATGGATATTTTGCAATGTATTCTCGTCCATTCCTCGCTCCTTTTTCTTCATTATAATAAAAGAGTTTAAGATATGTCAAAGATAATTTAAAGGTAGCAAAAATGTCTGATTTTTACTGGTTTTACTCACCCTTTTCATCATCATTCGGAGGTATCGGAATAGCAGTACCATCTTCATCCCAAGTATAATGATCTGCTTCTACTTTAGCTTTGGTCTTTGCATACCACGGAAGCTTTACATCATTGATACTCCAAACCTTACCTGTATCAGGATTTATTTCCCTATTCTCTAATTTTCGTACATACTTTGCCACCATTTTTACATTCCTCCTTCAAGTGCTATTATTCTTTCTTCCAGACTTGCAACATATTCAGCAAGTTCTGTTATTGCAGAATCATTTTCAGCAGCTAAATCAGCCACATCTACAATACCACCATCATTTTCATTTGCAAGATTATTTATACCATCAGCATAAATACTTGTGTTTTGATTGTTCTCAAAAGCAGCTTTCTTTGCATCTCCTATTGCTTTTGCTATTGCAGCAGGGATTGCATTTGATGATACCTTTTCTTTATCCATTTGTTTTTAACCTCCTTTTATATTATTTAGATTACATAGCCCAAGCAGGAGCAAGGCCACAAGATTGGGAACCACCGCTATAGCTGGAAGAATAAGTAGGAGTCACACAACACCAATAATAATAATAACCAGTAGAAGATCTTTTGTACCTATACGATGAACAAGAACCCTGCCACCAATAAGCATCTGAACTATCTGCGTTTCCGTTATTATTAGGATGCTTTGCTCTATTTGAACTTGTCTTATAATAATCAAACTGTGTACCCTCAACAGGGGAAGTAGCTTTGTAATAACTATAAGAATCCGTACCAAAAATTTCTGGATAGCTTGGCAAAAACAATGTATCTGTTACTAACTCACTTGTAGTACCATTATAGGTAGTATGTCTGTAATGCTTTGATGGCTTAATAGCAGACTTAAAATCTCCACTCGGAAATGCACCCCATACTTTATCATTCAAATAAGTACGCATATAAAGGTTTGACCATTTTTTAAATTTTGTGTCATTATCTGAACTCCCATTTATATATATACTACCTTGTTTTCCTGCACTTGTACCGCTAAGGGTTTCCCTTGTCTGAACAGTAATACAAGCTTTTGTATAACCATTTATAGCAGTAGCTAAATTAGTATGATTGTGAGCTACTATTACAACAGTTATATCTTGAGCCCTCCAAGTTTGTGAACTATCAGGAGTAGGTGCAGTCATACTATTCAAATGTATCTTTCTTGTATCGCCAACAGCCCAACCCATTTCTTCCCAAGTAAGTTCATCATTGTAATAAGCTTCAAGCATAGCTGCTATTTCTTCATCTGTACCATCAGTAAATGATACTATTGTAGGACCAGATGGTTGAGGATTTTCCATTTTATAACTGGGTCTTATCCAAGTCATTTTATTATTCTCCTTTTAAATACAGCCGAACGGGACAATAGCATAAGTGTAGCTGGCAGTGCCGTGATTGTTGGTACCAGAAGAGCTGACACTACAGAAAGCAGCGCTGTCGTCAGACTTGGCAGACCGCTCCCACCAAACGGCATAGCTACCATTAAGTTGCTTGATTCTGTTGGCTGATGTCTCATAATATTTAAACTGACTTCCTTCCCCAGATACTGAATTTGGATTGTTACCAAATATCTCAACTTCTGCTGCCAAAGCAGTCCAATCTGTCGTGTTCTCTATACCACTAGTTGAACCACCACCTTTGCCTGATTGATTGATAAATTGTTTTAAAAGAGATTTAAAACCAGAATCAATAGCATTGTAATATATCTCATTACACCAAGTTCTTCTTGCAGAATCTTTCCAACCACCTACGTTAATACCTATACTGTTCATATAGCCACCCTCAGATGATGTTCCATTTGCAAGGAAGTTTTTCTGTCCTACTATAAAAGCACATTCTGTTACACCATCAGCTAAAGTTTTTCCACCTTCATTCATCAATACCATTGTTACATCTTGGGCAACGTGAGATTCCCCAACTCCTGTTGCTGACATAGCAGATAAATGAACTGTTCTTTCGTCTCCTACACTCCAATAATCGTGTATATTTATATCACCATTGTAATGGGCTTCTAACATATCAGCCAATTCTTCATCAGTTCCATCTTTCCAAGTTACAACTTTTATTTCTTCTTTCTTTTTCATTACCGAAGGAAACCAAGACATTTTGTTTTCTCCTTTTATTGAATATATAGTAATTGAATATTGTTTAATAGCTTAGATACAGCCGAACGGAGCAAGCCCACGATTGGTGCTGGCATAGAAGCCATTGGCGTTGCCGGTGGCGTCGACACTACAGAAATAATTGTTGTCGCCAGACCGGGGCGAACGCTCCCACCAAGGGGTATTGCTACCGTTAACTTGCTTGATTCTATTACTTGGAGTCTGATAATAAGTAACCTGCGAACCCTCACCCGATACCGAATAAGAAGTCGAACCAAATACTTCTATCTCTGCTCTCAAAGCAAAAGTATCAGTCGTGTTTTCAACACCACTTGTACTACCACCACCTGTACCTGATTGATTGATAAACTCTTTGAATATTCCTCTCAAAGTAGACGGTATTGCATTTTTATATATCGAGTTACACCAAGTACGCCTTGCAGAAGATTTCCAACCGCCTGTGTTAGTGTTAGTGCTATTCATATAACCTGTTTCATTCAAAGAATGTTTCTGGTCTACCTGAAAAGCACATTCTGTTACTCCATTTATAGGAGTTGCTAAGTTTTTACCACCTACATTAGACAAGACAAGTGTTACTGATTGTGCAGCGTGGGATTCTCCTACTCCTGTTGCTTCCATAGCAGAAAGACTTACAACTCTTTCATCCCCGACAGACCAATAATCAGCCAGATTTATCTTTCCGTCATAATGACCTTGTACCATAGCTGCTATTTGCTCGTCAGTTCCATCAGCCCAAGTAACTATTTCAAGTGGCTTTTCTTCTTCCACTACATTACTTCTATACCAACTCATAACTTTCCTCATTCATCTTTGATTACTAATTTAATTCTAACCGCACTTTCCTGTGCTTCAAATGTCAATGTTAATGTAGTACCACTTCTTGACATATCCACCATAGGAATATAAACATTTTCTGTATATACATCAAAAGTCTTTGTGCTTGTTATTTCTGAATTAGTAAAAGTAACTGTTTCACTTCCTGCGGCTAATGTTGCAATTAAAGAGGTTTCTTTTCTTCCATCTATATCATACTCAGTTCCATTTACATTTATTTTTTTTAAATTACTCATTTTTATACCTCTAATATTTAGGTCTGGCATATGCCACAATGTTTTTGTTTCTTGTCCGTTTCAAGACCTTGCCACCATTGTCTTGCGATGTAAGGGAAGTGTTACCCTCAATAGTGGTTAAGGTCTTGCCATCTACTTCTATCACAAGTCCGATATGGTTAGTTCTGCGGTTGTTAGTGTTGTACTTGAAGAACACTAAATCACCTGCCTGTGGTTTCTTGGTTAAACACCCCTGTTTCTCAAACCATTCAAGAAGTTCAAGGCAAGATGCGGATTTCTTGCATAACTCCTGATGATCTCTGAAAAGCCACGATATAAAAACAGCACACCACTTATACTCTGCACCGCTTACTTCGTGTCCGTAAAACCAAGTATTATACTTGACATTGTTACTGTTGGCAGGACTTTCAGATGTACCAACTTCCTTTATAGCTCTTGCTATAATCTCATTGGCAAGTGATGACTCTTTAGGCTTTGATAATTTGTTAACCTCTGCCTGCACTTCGCTAAAGTCATATCCGGCTTTAGTAAGTTTCTGCCTACGATCATTTCCATTGCCCCACTTGCCATCTATAACCTCTTTAGCAACCTCTGTAACGGACTTTTTAGGTGCAGGTGTACTACCTTTGCAGAACAAGTCTTTCTCTTCGTTTCTGCGTCTTACAAGACCATTCAAGGTCTTGCCACCACCCTTGTTATAGTTAGGTAGTGCATTAGCAATCTCCGCTTTAGTCCTCTTTCCATCATCTGTGAGTTTCTTTAGGTTGCCTGCCCCACAATTAAAGGTAAAGGACACAAGCGCATCAAACTCATTCTGCGTCCAATGGTATGTATCATTGTAAGCGTTGACATATTTCTCATATCTTTCAATGTCAGCCCTCAATATCGCATCTGCCTGTGCCTGCGATATAGTCTGGCCTTGGAATACATCAGCCGTATGTCCATAACCTATCGTGCGTACACCAGACGGACATATATACGCCGTGAGATGACAACCCTCATATTTTTTTATCAGCTCAATGCCTGTCTGTGATATTTTCATTGCAATTCCTCATACTCTTTAATTTGCAAATTGCTCATCATCGCACCCCATTATTGTGTTCTCGATTAACTATGCCCTCGATAAGTGTGTCAACATCTTGCTCGGTTAATTTGATATGCAATTTTTCATCAATAACCTTGCAAATATAATTGACCACATATTCTTTCTTTTGTTTATACTCATCTTTCGTATAAATTTGATCAGCACATTTCACGGCAAGCTGAATATAATAATTGATCGTTTCCATATCCTCTGCCGTTATCTTCTGTTTGATATAGGGAATTACATAAGCACTCACGATAGTTACGATAATCGTCAGTATTGCCCCTACTATCGTCAAAAAAGCATCACTACTCATAGTCATATTCCTCGCTTTCTTTCTTGATTTTATAGACTTTGATAAACGCACAAGACGCTATCTCTGTCCCAAAAAAGGCATACACACAAGTTGTCAAGGTTTCGTGTGATATGCCTGTTGTTATCGAAAATATAAACTCTACTATGCTATATATAATAATTACCACTATTGAGAATACTATGTAGGTTGCAAGTGGTATATTCTGTAATTTCATAAACAAGGTTTTATCTCCAATTTTCAAAAAAAGGGGGATATTCACCCTAAAGCAAATATCCCCTTGATTTTTGATCTGATGCCTATTTTATGCAGTAGGCTCAACTGTAATAGTTGCAGCTGTACCTGTGAAGGTAGGCTGTGATACGACAACAGAACCGCCGACATTGACATTAGGCTTGTTAGCGGTTGCAGAACCACCTACAGAGATTGCAGGCTTGTTAGCGGTTGCCGTAACATTAGTAATATCAATGGAAGGTGCAACATTGAGTGCTGCGCTTGCCCCGGTAAGTACCTCGGTAGTGGACTTCTTGGTAGGAAGTGTACCTGCGGTATATGTACCATCTGTGATCGTAAGAGTCTCACCTGTTACACTAAATGAAGGCATTACTACCTGCGGAAGTGTACCAACGCTATCAAGCTCATCAATAGTGGTCTTGGTAGGTGTTACAGTTATGTCAGGCTTCGATGCTGTAGCAGAACCGCCGATTGTAACTGTAGGTGCAGCGTCAAGTTCTGCGGTAACGCCTGTAATATCAATAGTAGGTGCAGCTGCCAACTCTGCTGTCAGACCTGTAATATCTGCTGTAGGCTGTGAAACTGTACCTGCCGGAGTGTAATCAGCCGATGCTTCGTCTACAAAAGCAAGTGCGCCAAGTGCAGAAAGATCACCAAACTCCTGCCACATAGCACCGTTCCAGATAAACTCTTTAGAACCGTAGTTAACAATATTACCTTTCTTTGCGGTAACCTCTTCTTCACCGATTGTGATAGGGTTAGTATTGTCACCATCTTCGATCTTGGTAGTGGTAACGCCCAGATACTCGGTGTACTCCTGTAATTCGGAGATTAACTGTCGTGCGCCTGCATCGACAAGGTTATACGCTTCTGCCGAACCGGGGAGTATAATTTTTTTAATGTCAGCCATTTGTTTTTCCTCCTTTTAATAGAATCAGACTGAAATAACTAATGTATCTTCCTCAACCGTATAGGTTGTAGCAAGCCCTAAATCTTTCCCAGACTTATTGCCATTCAAAGTAACGCCATTGATCTTTGGCTTGTTTGATAACTGTGTGTAATCAGATGTTCCACCAGATTCCTTAATCATCTTGTCTGTGTACGCTTTGGATAGTGCGTATGTTTCTCTATTGATCGCCATAACGCTACCTCCTACTCACTTCCACCAACCCAATTCCATCGACCATCACTTGTCAAAAAAGCAATATCTCCATCAACCGTCATAACGGTGCTACCGATCTCCAAATTGTAGTTATCCGGCAAACCGATAAAAGGATCGCCATTGTCAACCTCTTCTTTGGTGTCAGCCATAGCGTCAATGTGGTAGAGATTTTGACCTTTTTTAGACCATTCAGTAACTTTAATCATCTATCCTACCTCCTTCTATGGTTTTGATGCGCTCTTCAAGTATAGTGATGTGTTTCCACATATCCTGTACTTCATTACGCAAGGATTTACTCTCTGATTTAATATCCAAGACAGTATTTTCTATAGTGTCTAACTTTGCTATGATCTTTGCTGTCTGCGTTGCGTCTGCCATATCGTCTGTCTTTGAATTTCTACGCCACGCAAGAATACCAAGTAGCACATTGCACGACACAGATATAATTGTGATTACACTCATCACATCAATACTCATATTTCCTTTTCTCCAATAAAAAAGGATAGCCGATTGACTATCCTTAACTGTTTACCTGTGGTATGTAGACCTCTATCGTATCTCCTGCTACGCCGGATTGCTTCGCTACGCCCATTGGATTCCCTGATCCTTGCCATTGCTGTACGGTGTCAGTAAGTTCTCCAACTATTAGTTTGTTATTCGATACCTCAAATGGCAAATAAGCACCTTTATGATGTATTGAATATTTATTATTCTGATAATCAAGAATCCTATTATCTGAAACACTTGATTCTTTATAATCAAGAATAGAAAGTGTTAGATTAGTTTTATCGAACTTAAATAAAACAAATCCCCTAAATTCACCACTTGCGCCCGGTGAGCATATAACTATAGTTCCATCGTCTTTTATCTCCGATGAATAATGGCTTGTAACGAATTTATTATCAATTTGGTAAAATTCGTCTACCACTTTAGCGTTTTGAACAAAATCATAAACACACATCCATACTGCTGTTGAACTATAGGATGTAAATCTATATCCAAATATCAGAAAACGATCATCTAATAGTTTTGAAGATAAAGGATATACAGCACTTGATACAGCACTTGCCGAACTCCCTGTTGATGCAATTTCTATCAATGTACCTTGCGTCACATCACCTGTAGATGTATTGATTGTATATGGGAACATATACATACGCCCATAAGACGAACCTGTTGCTCCATAGACGCAATACATTACTCCATCATAAACACATAATGGAGTATTACAGGTCTTATTTGTATTTGTTTTTAACAAGGTGATATTAGTTAAATCAGAACAATTATATACCCTTATAGCCCCGTTATTTGAACTTGATGTAGGGATAACACACAAAAATGTATCTGTATCATATCTGAAATTGATATATCCAATACCTGTTTTAGATGCAATAAGGTTAAAACTTTGATTTTGAACATCAACTTCAAGTACATATATAGCATCTGTATTTGATGCAATATATATAGTATCGCTATATTTTACTAAATATGATGCGTTATAAGGGTATGTACCAACTACAGTAATGGTTTCACCATCGAAAGTGAATAATGTAGGTATCGTTTCTTTAATAGCAATATAAAGATTTGTAGTGCTATCAACAAGATAGTTTTTAGTAGTAAAAGAACCTTCTAAAGATGTGTATTCTGTATCATACACATACTCTACAAAATCCCCTGCAACTATGTTATTCCCGGATGCAACCTCAAATGTATCTGTGGTAGCGTTTAAGAAAATGCCACCATTTGTAGCGTTTGTTCTTCCTCTCATATTAAGCCACCCTTATGCGAATAGTAGCCACAATCGTTCCTGTGGTATCTACCGCCTTGTATAACCTGACATAGTTTGCAAAAGTTTCAACTGTTATATTGGCACTCTCCGCATTTGCGATAGTCTCTGATGTAAAATATACATCTGCGATACTGTTTGCCGTGATCCTTGCATCGTTTATCTGGCATACACCACTTGAAAAGGTAAGTGTACGCTGATCGCACAGGATAAAATCATTCTCTGAACTTCCTGCGGTTGTTGCGGAAGTAGCTGTATTAGCCTTGTTTGCGCTTGTAGCGGTGTTTGCTTTATTGATAACCACACTACCATCTATCAAACCTGCTACATCTGACTCATTTTGCTCGGCAAGGTCTATAACCTCATTTACTGTAGCATTTGTTGTGTTAACATCATTTGCCTTGTAATCCGTACCCTTTTGAGTATAGATAGTAGTATCTTCAAGGCTATATGTATCGGCTTCACCAGATACGGCTGTCATTCGATATTTACGATGCTCATTTACCTCTGTGTTAATGATATCGTCTTTGTAACTTGTGGATAACTTTGTGATTGCCATATCATATTACCCTTATGTTTATTCGTGCTTTCAAAGCACTACTCGGTGTTCTTCCTGCTCTTAATGTGATCGCACCGTTACTTGTTTCTACGGATATTACAGATTTTCTTGCAACATCAACTGTATCTCTGCTAAAAATCACATTTGCAAGTGAATCAGCCGTGATTTTGCTATTGGATATCGTACATACCTTATTGGTAAATGTAAGTGTCTGTTCGTTGATAACTATGTCATTATTAACACTTTTTACGGTTGTGGCTCTATCTGCCGTATCTACTGTAGTAACCGATTCCGCATATGTAACACTCTCTGTTGGAAGTGAGCCACTTTTCAACCTTGCAATAGACGATTCTGTACTTTCAGCAAGCGTTATCAGGTCATTTATTGCCTGATGCTGGTTGTTTATCTCATTCGCACCAAAATACGATCCATCCTGTGAGTATTCGCTTACATCCTCAAATAACGCTTCGTTATTGCCAACATCCGTAACCTTGTACTTCTGTTGCGTAGTCTGTGCATCTATGAAATTAGTGGGTAATTTAGCTATTGCCATCGCTTATACCCTCATCGCTCTTTTAGCACCAAGCCTGAACGGAAGTGTAGCCATTGCTTCATACCATCCATCTATAGTCGATTTAAGCGTTAATGTGACCGATTCAATGCGATTCAATTCAGCATAGCCAATAAATGCGCCATTCGGATAAAAGGTCATTTTAGTGCCGATAGACGCATTTAGCATATGCTCATTTATTGTATGGAGATTGTTCTCAAAGGCATTGAAGTTATCTGCACTCCAATAGCCACCGTATGAATCAAGATCACTTCCCATATCCGTTATCGAATACTCACCGTAAATCTTCTCGGATTCATCGTGTATGTATTGCAGATTGTTCTTTATCCTGTTGTAATCCGATATATTGAATCGGTCTGTTGCCACCCAATCTGTTTTAGGTGTTATCCATTCAGCCATTAGATGACTCCTTGCGGTGCAATACCGTAATTCACATTAGCAACGGCTACTGATGATGCTCCACTTGTGCTAATCAGGTTAAACTGATATGAGTATGTTGCAGTTGTATCGTATTGATAATATCTCTTCGATGAAGTCCAATATGCAGCTGCCGTTGTAGATTTACTTACACGCTTAATGCTATTAGCGGAAGTCTTGTAGTATTCAAACTGCTCGTTCTTTTCTTCTGCTCCGGCATTAGCACTACCTACTGTGCCTAATATCTCTTTTACACTTGGCAAGCAAAAATAATCTGCTGATTGCCTATAAGTTTTTGCAGAAGCATTACCCGACAGGTAATTGTAATGTTGCTTGAATAATGCCCTTGTAGCAGCAGGTATAGCGTTTCTGTACTGATTATTGCACCAAGTACGCCTGTTACTTGAAACCCAACCGTTATAGTTGGTAGCCGATGATTGCATATATCCCGGTTGCTGTGTAGTACCACTACCAAGTGTACCTTTTTGACCGACTACAAATGCACATTCGCTTATACCGTTTATCGGATTAACAAGTTCCTTGCCACCTGCATTGAGCAGAACAAAAGTAACTGTCTGTGCCGTATGGCTTTCACCTACATTTACCGCACTCATAGCCGATAAAGATACGCTTCGTTCATCACCTACCGACCAATAATCATGTATGTCAATGATGCCATCATAATGCGCATCAAGCATTTCTGCGATATCAGCAATAGTTCCAGATGACCACGATACAATGTTAAGCATTGAGCAGGTAACCGTTATTGTAGCCGTAGCAACCGCATAATTCTTTGTGCTTGCAACTCTTACTGTTACTGTCTCTGTTCCAAGTGCATACTTTTGACCTGTTATCGTTATCAGACCATCCGATATGCTTACCTTTATCTTTGACGGATTAGAACTTGAAACACTTACTTCACCTGATGCTTCGGTAACTTGTACCGTTGCAACACTTGAAGATTTGGAAACAGTTGCGGTTGTCCTTGAAAGCGTAATCGTTCCCGGTGCTTTCTGAATAAGCCACTTAATACGCCTAACACCAATCGTGCCATTGTTCCATTCATAGTGTTCTGGATCAAGCAATGTAGCCGTTGCGTAGTAACTTCCTGCATCTGTGCCGGATAAAACACCACCAACGGTCATTATTGACTCATCATAGTCACCGACAATAGCAAACTTCTCTGTTCCATCATAGACAAGACCATCTGCGGTTATCGTAGGTGGACTAACCTGTGTCCTGATTGTTTCTTCTGACTTGCTTATCTTCCGGGCTTTCATATGTCCTGACCAAGCACCGCCAAAATCAATCGTATTCTGATAACCTCTGACAGTAACAATTTCGCCTGTCTTTAATTCAAGGTTCATTAGATCGTCAGCGTCTAATCTCGGATCACCACGCCAATCAATCTCATATTCGATATCGCCAAGGAAATAGTCAGCAAGCCACTTCTCTATTCTCCTTGCGTGTTCATTATCTGAAATAAGCGGATTAGACCAAGTCTTTTCTGAACCTATGACATTATGTTCATAGGTATAGATTTGCTCGTCTACCGCATATTCATAACCGTTAAGTGATAGTTTCACATCTGTACTTGCCACATTTGACAGCATAACTGTCACGGCATAAGCACTATCGTCTACTATCACAACATCAGCGTCACCCTCTACAACCTCAACCTCATATCCATACGCCGGATTATTCGGATAAAGCATATACTCATCATCCGTAGCGTTTGATATCGTTGTTGTGGTAAGAGTTTTCTTTCCATCCTGACTCTCTTTATAGTTGAAAGTCGAAACGCTGATTGATTTAATCCGATCCTGCCTTGTGGCTATCGGACTATCGAAAAACTGATTTCTCTGTAATGTGAAGTCCGTAGGATCACCAAACCACACGCTATCTATCACAACACGGCTATTTGGTGCGCCTTTGGTGAACTCAATCATCATCACATCAAATGGCTCAAATCCGTCATCTGTTGCATATACAAGATCAGGATCAGTAGCATTTATCGTGCCTACTTCTTCACCACCCAGATATGTGTGAATCGTAAACGCTTTCGGTGCTACATTCCTAAACTTGATATTGAAAATCGGTGCTTCGTAATCCATCCCAACATCAATCGTGATAGTCGGATGAACATTGAAGTCACCGTTTTCATCAGATACTTCACTACTCACATACCCAACTGTAGCAGGATTAACGCTATCAGGCATATATACGATGCCTGCGTCATTTAACCTTGTAAAGTCCTGTGAGTATAACGGAAATGCGGTTTTAGCCGTTTGTGTGGCTATGTTCTGGACATTTGAGTATTCAGTTTCCCCATTACTTGTTATCTCAAAATCTGTCATATCGGGGATATAGACAGACTCTATATATATCTTGCCCTCACGATCTTCTCTTAATGTGCATCGTGCAGCATTAGCGATTATCTGTAACGCTTGTGTGTAATCAACGGCAGGTAATGGGTTATGTACCACTATATCATCAAGTGAAGCGTCCAATTTATAGGACTCAATGCCTGCGGTTTCAATTACATCTATCGCAAGATCGTGAAGTGTAATACCATCTTGGTAGTATCTGCCACCATAATAGATGCCGGACATATAATCAAAGATATCCGTTGCCGTGAAAGTAGCATCTCTATCTGTAGCTGCCCAAGTTTTTAGATGTGATACTTTCTCTGGTAGCCATTCAATGTTACCATCGTCCAGAGTATCATACCCAAACTGTACCTTAACCTCTTGCCCTACCTCAAAGAAAGCAAGAACACTATTCGGATTGTCAGGATTATAATACTGATCGTAATTTTCAACCGTAAAACTGATATCCGAACTTGGCAGGCTTTCCGCTATCGGTGATACATAGTCTGTTTGGGTATAATTTAGGATCGTTTCATTCGTAAAGGTATTTGAAACACCTAACGACAGGCTATATATCCTTAATCTTGTCTGACCATCCAACATTCTCGATGCCGTGATAGTCAAGGTAGATATATCGTGTAAGCCCTGTTCCGTTGTAAAATAACGCTTATCGTTATCGGTAAAGGTTAAGGTTTCCTGTCCATTAGATATCGTAAAATCGACAGGGTAATTATCCCCAAAATCAATAATGAAACCTGCAACATCATATACACCGCCATTCTTAAAAGTAAAACTGATGCTACCGTTTATATCCTTGCTAACGATACCATTGACATAGAATGTTGCACCGCTATCTTCGGCAGGAAGGAAGTACATACTTCCATCTACTTTGCTATAATTTTCTTCGCAAGTCGCATAAGGCTGTGTGACAGGTACGCCATATAATACCGATTCATCTGAAAAATATGTAAGACTACTTTTGTCTGTAGTTATATTCTCCTGTGCTTCTGAATTGATAATGCCTATCGTAATCTTCAAGTACCCACGATTACGCCCTATGCTTTTCATTGACTCAACATATTCGTCAGATACTTTTTGCATTATCTATCACCAACCGCAATCTATCAGATTTACAGCAAGCACTTCATCCTTGCTTATCATATGTGTTTCTTTGTCAACGAATAAGGGTTTAACCGTTCTATCGCCGGGGTACATCTTGATTGTAATAGGCTGTCCTGTCCGGCAATCTTCAAGGGTTACATCTACGAAAAAGTTATCAAACAACTGTAAGATTCTCTCTCGTTCTGCTGTATCAAGCCCAACCCATTGAAGCTGATCCAACTTAATAAGGTCACGACCTACCTTTTGACCGACCATTGCGCCGTTAAGGTTTCGACCTGCATCAACGGTAGTCTGTATTACATATTGAAATCCATATCTCGGTGAAGGAAGATCATATCCATTTACATTTAGAAAACTCGACATTGCCATAATTTTCACCAATAAAAAAGACCATACCTGCGTATGATCTTCAAATGTAGAAAGACATATATTCCCCCACTTCTACCTATTACTAT